GACCCGACGACGAGGACGAGGACGAGGACGAGGACGACGACGATACGGACCTGTGGGTGGAAGGGGACGACTACCGCGAGGGGGGAGACTGAGATGAGCGGATTCGACAACGCGTGGTACGCCGAGATGATCGATCGGTTCACGGCCGACTCGCCGCCCGGCAATCTGCCGGCGGCGGTGGACGGGCACGGGCGGTCGGTCGTCGCTGCCGCCTGCATCCTCGCCCAAGCCATCGACGACCTGGCCGCGGCCGTCCGGGAGGTGGCACGCTCTAACGAGGAGTTACGCGAGGGGGGAGGCTGAGATACAATACCCCATGCCCGACGCGGCGGCCGACGCGGACGAGCTGATGCACTGGGCGCGGCGCGTGGCGCTGTCGCTCGCGGGTGGGTTCCGACTCCGCCGCTCCGAGATGGACGACGTGATCTCGGAAGCCCAGTTGCACACCCTGCAACTCCGCGCCTCCGGCGTGTACGACCCGGTCGCCTACCCCGGCGTCCCGTTCCGCGCCTGGGCTTACCGCCGGGTGCGCACCCACTGCGTGCGGTTCGTGCAGAGCATGCGCGGCGGCGGCACGTTCCGCACGGCACGCCCCGAGAACGTCCGCGTGGTGCCGACACTCGGCAAGGCCGTCGCCCGACTCACCGCCGAGCCGGAACCGGAGCAGCCGGACTGCGTGACCTGCGAGGGCGTGCCGATCGACGTGAAGGTCGCGCCCGAACCCGACGCCCGGAAGAACGCCAAAGCCAAGTTCACCGCACTGGCCGCCCAGCCGCGTAAACTGTGGGTGGACCGCGACCACTGCCCGCGGTGCCAGGGGCAGGGCACACTGGGCTACGTTGACGGGGAGATGATCCCCTGCCGCGCGTGCGTGACATGACCGGGGTTAGGGGCGGCTAACTGAGGGCGGCACTAAAACAGTGCGGGATAGTATGGGGTTTCAGAAGGGGCACGCGAAGGCGGGCGGGCGTAAGCCGGGCGGTCGCAACAAGACGACGGTCGCGGTCAAGGAGGCACTGCACGCCGCGTTCGGGGAACTGGGCGGCGTGAAGGCGCTGGTCGCGTGGGGCAAGGAGAACCAGGGCGAGTTCTACAAGCTGTGGGTGAAGACGCTGCCCACGGAGATCAAGAACGCGGACGGGGAAGTGTTCCGCGTGCAGAACGTGTCCGAGGTGGTCGTCACGTCGCGCGAGCAGGCCGACGCGGTCCTCGCCCTGAACCATGTACATACCGCTACACCCCGTCCAACTTGACTTCCTCGACAGCCCGGCGCTGTACCGGGCGTTCATCGGCGGGCGCGGCTCGGGCAAGTCCTGGGTCGGGTGCTACGACCTCATCCGCAAGGCCCGCCCCGGCCGCACCTACCTTCTCGCCAGTCCGACCTACCCGATGCTGTACGACTCGGAGTTGCGCACGTTCACGGGCGTCGCGCGGTCGCTCGGCGTGCTGGCGGGGGTGAAGGCGTCGGCCCCGGCGTCGGCGCGGCTGGTGAACGGGGCCGAGATCCTGATGCGGTCGGCGGACGACCCGGAGCGGCTGCGGGGGCCGAACCTGTCGGGGGGCGTGCTCATGGAGGCGGCCTTGATGCACCGGGACGCCTACGACATCGCCATCGCCTGTCTCCGCGAGGGCGGCGAGCAGGGCTGGCTGACGGCGCTCACCACCCCCCGCGGGCCGTCCCACTGGACCTACGAGGTCTTCGCGACGGGCAGGCCGAACACCGTCATGTTCCGCGCGAAGACGGGCGACAACCCGTTCAACCCGCCCGACTTCGAGAAGACCCTGCTCGACCAGTACGGCGACACGAACTTCGCCCGCCAGGAACTCGGCGGCGAGTTCGTCCAGTTGGAAGGCGCGGAGTTCCCCGGCGAGTGGTTCGGGCAGGACATCTGGTTCGACAACTGGCCCGACGGTCTGCACCTCAAGGTCATCGCCCTCGACCCGTCCAAAGGCTCGGACGGCAAGGGCGACGACTACCAAGCCCATGTGCTCGTCGGGGTGGCGGTGGAGGGCGGGCGGTACGTCTACTACGTCGATGCCGACCTGCAGCGTGAGGGCGTGGTGCCGATGACCGAGCGGACCGTGCGGCTGACCCGCGACTTCGGGCTGACGGGCGGGCGGCCGGTGGACTCGGTCGTCGTCGAGGAGAACGGCACACTGGGCCTGCTGCCGCAGGCGTTCGACGCGGCGTGCGCCAAGCTCGGGTTCCCCATCCCCTACGTCTGCCGGACGAACCGGGACAACAAGGAACTCCGCATCCGGGCGTGGTGCGGCCCGCCATTGAGCCGGCGTCAACTGCGGTTCCGGCGGAGTCCGGGCGGGCGTATGCTGGTGGGACAGCTCATGGAGTTCCCGCAGGGCGAACACGACGACTCGCCGGACGCGCTGGCCACGGCATTGAGGCGGGTGACGGAACTGCTCCAGTAACTTCGGGGGTGCGACGATGGCCGAGGTCAAAGGCGGTCTGGAACTGCTGCGGGCGCTGTGCGACGCGCTGGGCATCGACTGGCGGAACCGTCCCGTCACCACACTGACGGTGACTGTGGGCGTGAAGTCCGTGCCGGTCGTCGAGGTCCGGGAACTGGCGCGGTCGGAGCGGGACGGGGTCGTTCACTTTGAGGAAGTGTTGTCCCGCTACACGCTGGTGCCGGCCGACGCCGACGCGCCGCACGTCGTAGTCGAGGACGCCCCGCCCCGCGGGTGACATCTCCGGGGCATGGCGGCCCCGACCTCCTACACGATCACCTCCGACGCGCTCCCGCAGCCGGAAACCAAGCCGGCGGTGCGGGAGAACGTAGACCTCTTCGCGCGCGGGTGGGGCGGGTACGCGGTCGGGCCGTTCGGGTACGCCCCGCGCCCGTGGTACACCGCGACCGGCACCGGGCAGGACCGCAAGGGCGGCCGGCAACTCCCGCTGTTCTGGAGCGAGATCGACCTCCGCGGGTTCCGGCTGGTGGCGCGCGACCTGGACGGCCGCAACCAGTACGCCATCGGGTTCTTGAACAATCTTGTCAACTACTGCGTCCACAAGGGCTACGGCTGGCAGGCGTGTCTCAGGGGCACGAAGAAGACGCCGTACCCGAACGCGAAGGCGGGCAGCGACCCGCTCGTCGAAAAGGCCCAGTGCATCCTGGACGCCTGGCGGGACGCGAACCGGTGGCCGTCGCGCAGCCGCGAGGCGTTCCGGCGGTGGCGGCGGGACGGTGAGGTGTTCGGCCGGTTCTTCCCCGGCGGGTGGGACCGGCTGCCGCAGTTCCGGTTCATCGACCCCGAGCTGGTCGGCAGCCCGACGGGCGACACGGACGGGCCGGACTCGTTCGGCATCCGGACCGACGAAGAGGACGTGTGCGAGGTGGTGGCGTTCCACCTGATGCACCAGGACGGCACGCCCGACAAGTGGCTGGACGCCGACCGGGTGGTGTTCGCGAAGGCCAACACGGACACGGGCGTGAAGCGCGGGGTGGGCGACTTCCTGCCGCTGGCCGAAGATCTGGACTACTGTCGCAAGATTCTGCGGTCGATGCTGGTGAGTGCCCAGCGTCAGGCGTCGAAGGCGTGGGTCGAGAAGTACCCCGGCGCGACGGCCACGCAGGTGGCGGGCATGGTGCCGGTGCGGCCGGGCGACACGCGCCAATTCAACAGCCGCAACGAGTACGACCCGTTCGACTACTACCGCGGCTACGGCTACGACCCGACTCTTCGGGAGCCGGACGGCTCGATCATGCGCGTGGAGGGGGACCGGGAGTTCATGCCGACGCCCGGCGCGTCCGTCTCGGGCTACGTCGAGGCGGTGCAGGCGGCGCTCCGCGGGGCGTGCGTGCGGTGGAACCTGCCCGAGTTCGCGACCAGCGACGCGAGCAACAACAATTTCGCCAGCGCCCTCGTGGCGAACAGCCCGTTCGTGCGGGCGGTGGAGGGCGAGCAGTACGAGTACGGCAGCCAGTGGGAGCGGCCGGTGGCGCTCAAGGTGCTGGAGCTGGCGGCGGAGGCGGGGATGCTGACGCCCGCCGAGTTGCGGAAGCTGGACGTCGAGGTGACGGAGCCGCAGGTGGCGAGTGCGGAGCCGGAGAAGGACGCGAGCATCGACCAGATTTACCACGCGATGGGCGTGAAGAGCGCGACCACCATCCAACTCTCGCGGGGCCTGGACCCGCAGCACGAGCAGGCGAACTTCGACGCGGAGAAGAAGCGGGGCATGGTGCCGGGCGACGAGCCGCCGCCGGGGCCGGGGCAAGAGCAGGGCGGGGG